GAGAAGTTAGAATATACAAAGGAATGACATACGTGGCTGTCCCGGAGATAAAAGAAGATCATTGTACAGGATGCTGTTTTTATAACGAGGGAAGCTGTTTAATACGTGACCCGGATCATGTCGATTTTCCTGATTGCCATGATAGCGGTATGATCTGGATGCAAAAAGAAATTAATATAAGCGATATCAAAGAAAAGGCTATCAAATTAGCCATAGATGCCATGAAGCCCATACCGATATGCTCATCACCATGCTACAGTATAAGTGATAACAGATCGCCGGAGGAAAAGCATGAGGAGGAGATGAGGTTTTGTAAGGATCTTAACGACCTTAGATGTGAGATGCTTATTGATATGGCTAAGAAAATAGAAGAGTATTTATTATAAGATATATAATATAAAGAAAATAATAGGAATAGATTTCGATGGGACATGCGTGACAGACTTATACCCTTATGTAGGAGACAATATCGGAGCCGCTAGCGTATTGAGGGAATTGGGCGATAAGAATCTTCTGATATTGTATACGGTAAGAGATGGTAAATATCTACAGGATGCCGTAGACTGGTTTAGATATAATCATATCAATCTGTATTCGGTGAACTACAATCCTGAGCCAGTATCATCATCACCAAAATTGTATTGTGATTATTATATAGATGACAGGAATATCGGCACTCCGCTCACGGATAAAGGATATGTTGATTGGAATAAGATGTTGGTGTTATTAAAACAAAAGAACTTATTATGAAGATAATAAAAATGAATATCAAAAGATATAAGGAGATTATAAGAAAAAAGGATATACTAACACGAGCCTTATCAGAGGCTCGTAAATTAAACAAATCAATAATATGGGAGTAAAATATTTTACTGACGCAGGGATCGAATGTACCCCGGAAGAATGTAAGCTGATTGAATCATTAAATAGATTAGCGAAGAAATGGGAGAAGGACGGCAAACGTCTTTGGTTGTATTCCGCTAGTGGGGTTCTTACCGTCATGATGCATGGTGATAGGGAAGACAATCCTATACCTGAGATGCTTCCTAACGCAGGTACAAATCCAGATAATATTATAACTACAATCTCAGGAATAGGTAATGATGGAGGAGATTGGTAAACAAATTATAATTTATGAAAATAGGAGAACAAATAATAGTATTTTTAGCTGTGAACAAGAATGGTGATGAGATTATTCTTGACAACACCCCCGCTCGGCAAGGAGAGATATGGACGGATGAGAGATCGGCGCATGACGATGAGTATTTTTCCGTCGAGGATCATAATTCGGCGATCGTACTCCCAAAAGGTACTATCCGTAGATTAACAGGTAGGGACTTGAAGTGGGAGGACGATCCTATATCTCTTAAATCCGTCATCGAGGGACTTCCTCATGTGGACATTGAATTTTATAAACAGAAGATAATAAACTTCGTAAAATGGATATAATGCCTCATTGTCTAAAACCTTAGTTTTATTAACTTTTAAAAATTACAAACATGAAAAAAGAAGAAAAGAAATTTGTAACAGAGTATCAAATCAATGGCAAAAAGTATGCCGGTGAAATATGGGCAACCTCATGGGAAGAAGCTGAATGTTTTATAAAACAAAGAGCTTCTACCGAAAAGGTTGTTGGGTTTATTCCTAAAGATTAATCATCTATACCACATCCAAAAAACAGATATTATGGCTACTAAAAAACAGATATTAGAATCAGATGAATTACTTCAACAAAAAAGAAGAGCTTATTATCTTTCAGATGAAGGATTCGAGGAATATAAAAAGTTCTTGTCAGATCCCGATCAAAAGAAATTCTGTTTCAAGGGATATTATTATGTAGAGGTGAAGGAGCAGGATGATAAAGAGCTATCAGGATTAATGGGACGAGTAGTATACGAATAAGGTAAGGTAATGTATAAGGGCTGATAACAAAAGAAGGATAGGATGATAATCGCCTATCCTTCTCTTACTTTAATCAAATATCTTGCCGCCAAAAGAGATAAAAGACTCTCTTGATTTAGGTATATTCCTGATATTATATAACGTTTTCTCAAATCCCTTCCTAGTCATATAAACCGTATTCCTGATCCCGGTATCCGTATTGTATCTGTAATGTGCGTAACCCTTCTTCATAACATTCTCTGTTAATATCCATTCTCTTTTATTCTTGTAAAAGAAACCTTGCTCTTGTAAAAACTCTCTTAACGATCTTTCCGCTATATCACATCCATGAGACTCAAGTTCTCTCCTAACATCACGAATCAACATATCATCACCTTTGTCATTGGCCATAATAGCTGTTTCAGCAAATCCTACTTTGGGAGCTTGTTCTTTGATAATATTGTCGGATATTCTCTTAGCCTCCTCTGCCGCTTTCTTAGCTTCAGCTAACGCCTGCTTTTCTTTCTCGGATACCAACAACGCCTCTAATGCTTCTATGTAATTATGTGGAAGATTCTTTTTTATGGATGCCTCCATTTCGTTAAAAGCATTCATGTACTCCAATTTAAATTTTATAGCTTTGCTACCAGTAAACCCCATGACAAGTATAGTAAATCCATCCCTATTCATTACATATCTTTTGGATTTTCTAAATCCACCATTAGGTTGAGGTATGTCATCATAGCATAAACAAAACATTTTATGTAAATCCATTTTTGGATTACATTCAGTATCAATAACATAACTCTTTTCTAACAAATCATCTATAGATCTTATAACTTTGCTATGATCCTTCTCAAATTTAGCAGCTACTCTCAAGCTGTCTGTCAACACATCATTAGATTCATTAATAAAAACAAGATTATCCATAATATAAAAAAATAGGCTCAAAAGGAAATGTCGGATCTCACCTCGACAAATCCTAATGAGCCAAAAATATCTTACACATTGAATGACCTTGAAGTGAGATCCCGTCATTCATTGTTTCATGATGCGAATATAACCATAATATTTATGCTACAAACCGAAATAACAATAATTTATATTTATTTTGTATAATTTAATTTTGGCTATTTGAAGAATCCTAATAAATGCTTACATTTGCATTCATGAATAGAATATTTATTCCCATCCGTCCGAGATGGATAGATAGGAATACAAAAATAGCCAATCAAATTGTCTTAAACAATTGACTGGCTATTTTTTTGTCATACTATATCAGTTATCTTCCCCTGTCAAAGTACCAATTAGCGTCCTCCCCAGACTCGTCCTTATTTCTACCACCTAGGAAGAATCCCATCGTCATGCCGTTGGTCATCAACCAGTAGTCGGATGTCTGCTTAATATCCCTAGCCGTCTTGATATTATACCATTGCTTACCAAACGAGAACTTCATGAGCTGTCTCCACAACTTACTCTCGCCCTTGTACACACCGGTCTGGACAGTAGCGAACGGGTCCCAGTTCCGAGGATCGGTGAGATCGCCTAACTTCCGGGCCGTAACCAGCGGATCTTGCAGCATATCTATGGCGTTAAGCTCCATGAACGGGGATGTCTGGGAAGCGATCTCATTGATCGTCCTGAACCCGATATAGGTAATGAACTGCCCGAACCAGCTATCCTCATTATCCTCCCTATATCCCATCAAGGCCCTTCCTATAGCCATCATCGTGGCGAATACCGCCATATTGATAATAGATCTCTTGATATTAACCTGCTCATAAGGTGTAAGCTTATCATATTCCTCCTTAAGCACGTCATACACCTCTCCCATACGACCCTCGGACATCGTATTATAGACATTCCCCGCCAATCGCCATAATGTCCTCATATATCCTTCCTCGAACTGGTTGGTCTGGAAATTAAAACCGGCTTTCTTATATGCCCGCTGCACGGCCAATATAAACCATCCACGATGAGGAAGCACCATATTAAGGATCGCATTCCGGCTAGCCCCCACCCGGTTCTGCTCATTCAAGGCGCCGTCGCAGATCTGCACCATGCTCCTGACCCTACTGGACAAGGTAGGTATGTATCTTTCTATAATATCCTTATTAGCTTCGTTTTTAGCCACGATCTTCCCGTCCTTGACATTTACTAAGTTCCATATGGAATAATCCCTTAAACGCTCCCAATTACGTTTAGCCTCATTAGCGGACATATTCCTGTCCTTCATCATCATCTCCTTGAAATTAGAATATGACCAGAACTGACCCTCATACAGGCGAGTGTCATCCATTACCGAGATAATAACCTGCGGGTTCAAAGGAGAGTTCAAAACCTCCATCATCTTAAATGGCAGATCCCGGAATAAGGTTCTCCAGATCTTGTTATATGCCGCCGATCGTACACGGTTGCGGACATTAAACACACCTAGGGCCTCACCGACAACATATAACTTATTGGTACGATTTATGTCCCCGATCTCAGACACGTACGTGCTTAACTGCTTCTGGGCTTCTCCATAAGCGTATTTCATGGAGTCCTTGCTTATGTACTGTCCTACCATACCTTCCAAAAGGAAGTTGGCCTGCCCGGTAAGGGCACCGGTAGCCGCCACGAACGGGGAGAAGCCTAAGTTGGATTTGGACACAAATTTGGTAAACATAAGGGCCAGCTTATTAAGATCGACCTTATAATTGCCTATATTCCATTCAGTCCGCTTATTGTTTATCCTAACGTCATAGATACTGGCGTTAACCCAGTCCTGAAACATCCTGTAGGCATGAGTGGCTTCTGGATTCTTTCCCCCATCATATTGTGTCTCAAGCATCATATTCCTATATCCCATAACATCATCCAAAGCAGCTCTCTTATACTTATAAGATGCCGCCTGAAGGGATAGCATAGAATAGGAGTACGCGAAGTCATGGGATACGTCATCGGCATTCTCTAGCTTGCTCAGATAGTACTTGGGGATCATGCGATATTTGTTATCGTTCTCATCAAGCCCTCCTAGGTCTTGTCCTTGACCATGTATGGGATCATCAACCCTCTCGCCAACGATGTCACGTACGGCGTTTCCGATGGCCGCCTTGGGATCGATACCGGCCTGCACCATCCTCTCCACGCCGCCCTTGGATATCTGTGGTATTTGGTAGATGTTCCGGAATCGCTCATCATAATCCTCCATAGCCTTACGGCTTATGTTAAGCAGCTCCTTCCTCATCTCCCACTTATCCTTATTGATCGTAGCTTCCTCCCCTTCGTTGGTAATACCGTATTTCTTGAAAAAAGCCTCGTTCTTGTACTTATCGAACCTAGGCGTATGATATCCATAACCCAGATCGGGATTATAATTAGGATTACGGAAAGAACTCTCGACGTCGGCCTCATCAAGCCACTGGTTGTTGATCGTCAGGTCGATCATATTAATATCGAACCCGAAACGGGATACGCTCTCTTCCTTAGATATACCATTTTCTATGGCATCAAAGAACTCGGATACCTTATACGTACCGTTATTTATCTTCCTAACGAAATCAGAATATCCCTTGGGAGAGTATTTCCTCATATAAGGATACAACCGGGTTCTGGCGTACTCGACAAGGATCTCATCAGTCTTACCCATCGCTATGTCGTTAGCTAGCTTATTATTGAAGTCAGGACCGTATTTCCTTCTCAAAAACGATACCTCCACGGTCGTCCATGACGGGTTCTTCCTAGATAGCTTAGCGGCCATCCTATCCACCTGACTCCGGGAGCGGGCAGACATATGTTCCTTGGCGAATTTAATCTCATCCATACCCTTGTCGTATGCCATGGCATCCCTTAAAGCGTTACGGTAAGAATCCGTGACTCCACTCTCCACCGTATCAGGCATATCCATCTCAATAGCCTCAGCGGAAGCGGCGGCGTTAATAACACTCTTGGCCTCGGCCAGACGGTCGTATAGCTCGTTTATCTTCCTTAATGACGATGATCCACGAAGACGATCGAAATCATACTCGCCATATCTGGTACTGTCCCGGTACTGAATAAGCAAAGGTCTTAACTGATCGTTAATCTCATTTATTGTTGCCATCGCCTCCTCTACCTTCTCTATCCTTGATGATGATACAGATTGCTCCGTGATCTTATCAACCAGATTCTCGTAATAATCACCCTCCTCGGATCCCCACATATCCTTGGAGAAGCCAAGATGACCACCGGCTAGCAGGAACTCGAACGCCGCCTTACCGCCCTCGGACCGCTCTATCCCACGCAGTATCTCCTTAAACTCGGCTGAAGCCTTACGACCCTCGTTGGTATTCCCGAACTCCTCGGCCCACGCCTCGTCCCATGCCTTGATCTCCTCGGACATCATCAACGCCTCGGACCCCGCTTCCTTTGGTGTCCCGTCGGAATACCACTCGCTCTTGGCTATAGCCCTATCACGAAGGATATCCAGATAAGATCTCCAAGCTATAGGGTCAGATTGGAAAGCGTCCCAATCGACCTTCCCGTTCCTCACGAACTTATCCATAGCCACATACCGGCTCCTGCGGATACGGGTCATGAAATCGGACGTAGCTTGCGATACCCTACGACCCAGTCTTTCCTCGACCTTCTTATTAACTTTCTCGATCTTATCGTAATAAGCTTGCACCATAGGTTTCTCTTGGTTCTCATCCAACCACTTATTTATCGTATCCAGATACCGTTGCTGATCCTCGAACGTCATGTCCGAGATATCAAAATTCTGGATGGTAGGTTTGAATACATGATACACGGCCTTCGTAATAGGCTTATCCCCATCATATCCTACTATGTCGTCACGGGTCTTCACCTTAAGGCCTCTATCGGATAGAAGAAGATCAATAAGCTGTTTCTCGGTCTTACCCGTAACATTCTTAAGATCATATATATCGATAATAGCCTTAGCCTGCTCGGTCCTGAGTAGTAAATCGTATTTGGCGAAATCACGGGACGAGTCAAGGTAATCAGAGTTCTTACCGTTTATCTTCTGTATAAGATCCTCATTATCCTTTATCCCCCATCCACGCTCTTTCATCATCTTCGTCATCTTATTGATATTAGCCACGCCCTCAACATGAGCGTCGTTATAAGCCTTGGCAAGACGTTGCCCTAACATGCCTAAGATAGCGTTCCCGCTATGTTCTAACGTCCCGAAAAACCGGGACATGACATTGATATCCTTATGGATGTTATTTATCAACTTCTTTATCCCATTCCAATATCTTTCCGGGATATTAAACATCCTGAGCTGTCCATCCAGCCAGTCCTCATTACGATCACTTCGAAGAGCATTTATATCAGACATGGATGTCTCAGCCATACGTAATATATCATCCATATCCTCTACCATGCCAACCTTATTGCTGCCATAATAATCAGCCGCCTGATTATTGACGAATCCACGAAGGTTCCTGATCAGAGGAACTATCTCCCCATATACGTTATCGATAACCTGTATCGTCTCATAATCCAATCCTTTTCCGCTCTTACGTAGGCTACTGGCGACAGTGACCAAATACTCCACCTCAGCCTTGGCGGTCGCTATGACGCTCTTGGTGGATAATAGGTTGTTGTTCTTATTAAGCTCACCCCCGACTTGTCTCACCTTCTCGCCTATATCACGTAGAAGGGAGATACTCTCACCGATCCTCTGGCTTTGGCTTGACCTCATCCTCTGCAATCTGGTATATAGTCTTTCCAATGACCTACCGTTCTTGATCAGCTTATTAGCCACATCAACATCCGATAATGAGTACATGAGATGGTCGCTATCCTTTAACAGAAGCACGTCAAATGCGCTTGGATCATCAGCTAACGCCGACTCCTTTATCCTATCAAGAACCTTATTCAAGTCTGATCTTTGAGTAGAGAAGAAATTCCGTATAGCCCGGATTATCCTGCCAAACAAGGAGAGCTGGGCGTCCTCGGACGAGGCCAGATCCTCCACCGCCCGCTCCATGCCCGGTACGAACCGCTGGGCCAACGTCTTGCCTAGGATCTCCCGCTTCACCATCCGATCCAGTTCCTCCCCTTGGTATTCCTTCCCATACACCTCATAGTAACGACCGGCGAATTGATTCCATAATGGCGTGCCGACAACAGAGTCCAGAACCTCGTCAATCTCCTGTTGGTTACGGTAAGTATCGATCAAGAAATGGGCTACCTCCTCATTAAGATCCTCTACCGTAGCTCCCTCAGCCAAAGCGATAACCCCATTGGCCATATCGGACAATGCCCTAGCCGAAGGCTCGACACCATTACGCATCTTATACTTATCCATATACTCAGACATACCCATCACACGGATGCCTAACGTGGATAAGATATTGGTGATATCAGTCCTATTCTGGAGATCTTCCGCCTTCTCATTCTCGATAACCCCACGGACGTTACTCCCGTACAAAGCGTTATCCTCCATCATCAACGACAAGGCTAGCTCCATGAACCCATCATACTTATTATTAAGCTCCTCAAACTTACCTTGCCTTAACATGCCCTTGATCTCCGATCTGCTTACCGTAACCTTCTCCCCGGACGTAGTGATAAGATCAAGATCATTACTTACCTCCGTATCAAAACCTATAGAACCCAATACGTTCATCTCAGAGGATTGACTTCCAAACCTATTCCTGAGGCTGGATAAGGCATTCATAGCGTTATAGATCTTAAGACCATCAGAATTGCCGGCTCCAGTAAGATAATATCTATCCCCTAGTCTTATACGTTCCCCACTCAACATACCTTTCTTGATAAGGTAATTAATAAACCCTCCACGAGTACTTATATCTGAGTTTGAGCTAATACCAAGGACCGGGATAAATGACTCACTGTTATTGAGGGTTATGGAGGAAGAGCCAAAGGAGATGTCAGCCGTGCCGGACGGGACGTCGCTCTCCTCGACACTGCCGGCCAAGAACCCGGCCTCGACCCGCCCACCGGACGATCCTTTTATGGCGTTGGCGTAAGAGTCGTGTATCTTGCCGTCATCCGATCTAAAGAACAGGCGAGGCTCACCGGAATCATATACCAATCTTGAAGATGGAGGCGTATAATTCTCGATATCATTTAAAGGCAAGACATTACCAGAAAATATGATCTCACCATCTATATTTCCACCCTTCACCCTGATATTAGGTCGTTGCCCGGTAAAAGCGCTTTCCACGGCCTTCCATAACATACGGGCTGTCTCCTTAATATCTATATTCTTCCTGATAGCCCTTATATCATCCCATGACGCCTCTTTCAGTATCGTACCGCCAATATTATCCTCGTTTATGGAATCCAGATCCACCTCCTGTACCGTGGACGTATCTACCACAGCCATATCATTGACATCACCTACCTCTCCGGAGGTAAGATAAGCCACGACATTGTCGCTATTCCCAAGGCTTCTGGCCAACGCCGGGGCATCCATATCGCTTATGGCGGACAAGACCCTGGCTGACATAAGTTGCCCCCACTCGCTGGCGCTAAGTCTGGCGCTTATGGATCTGGCCGCCTCCTTATTCCTTGGCACGGATCTCGTCCAGTCTCCGAACTTAGACCTGAACTTATCGTTATAAATAGTCATATAAGCTTCAGCGGCCTTATTAAGGTCACTTACGGCGGCTATGCCCGCTATCTTATCGAATAAGGTAGATACCTCTCCGGAAGGGGTCAAGACACGGGTTATCTTACCCTTACTATTTCTTTTAATTACGCAACTTGACATAACTTCATGTTTTTGACAAAGATAAACAAAAAGCCCCCACAAATAAGCGGAGGCTGATATTCTTATATTTCACAAATGAATCTATATCTATTCTGTACTATTACTATAGAGAAAATCATAAGCACAACCACCAGCGAAACCAGCTATATACGCTGCGTGCTCATCCTCTCCAACCTTAAATCCAAGCGACATATTACAAAACTGACATACACTCATGGCTACATGAAATGACTCATGGCAGGTATTTTTTATCGTTATATCATCATCGCTCGAAAAGTTCCAAAGTATAGCGAATCGACCATCATCATCCCTATCCTTTACCAAATTCACAAAAGACGCTTCCTTGTCCATATCCTCCTTATTTCCCCATTCCCCATTATGCTCAGGTTCCATATTCTCGAAACGATCACACAACGTCTTATAATCTAATCCAACCGTGATAATCAAATCCAACGGATATATCACGAAATCAAATTTCTTTTCTCTCATAATCCCCTTAATTTTTCTATAACCTCAAAACACATCTTACACTCAACTCTACGATACAACTGCCTTACGCCATCTACCGTAACCCAATAACGATCACCATCACGGTGCAGGAACTCACTCATAACCTTGGTATCAGCCACATCGTGTAAATCGTATGAACTGAAACATAACTTACATATATCGTCAAGATCAAAATAAGTAACCTTATTATACGACATACAACGGATTTGTCTTCCATCAGGAATCTGAACATCGAAAACATTTATCTTCTCCATATTAAAAAATAGAGGGATACCGATCCCATCACAGACCTGTATCCCTTTATAATAAATTAGCGATGAAAAGCATGGTGATGGACATGCGCCACAAATGTAATTACAAATTTTGTAAAAACAAAGCAGTTCCATGGTTAAATGTCTCTGATGAACCGCACACTATAACGGCTGCCCTTACTGCTGCCGTTCACGCTGCCATCTTTGAAGTACACGCGATGCCCGCTGTTGGAGTCAAACTCTGAGCTAACCCAATAGGCTTTGGATGGACTGAGTTGTTGTCCACCAATAGCCGATAATGCGTTATTGACACTCGTCAAGTTCATGAATATCAACGCCAGTTGAGCGCATGATGGGATATACCAATCATCATATCCTTTAGCGTCAGCACTAGCTAAAAACATATTAAGCACATGGCCAATTGTCGCATAGGAAGTATAAGGCCCATCACCGGTAGTCACCCCTTTTAATACATTGGAATTGGCTTTCCCATTCCAATCAGATAAAGCCCCGTTTGTCCATGCAGTAATATTTGCCGAAAGGTTAGGGGTACCATTGTATGAACCCTGCTCCGGTTTTAGGTAACCTCTAATATCACTTCCATCTACTTTGTCATAATTTGTAATGCCGGTCTGATCCGTACCATATCCACCCCAATAAAAAATGGAAGTGCTGTCCTTCCCGGCTCCGGCTGTTACATAGCTTTCATTAAGATCCTCATATTTCTCAATCATAAATCTCTTACCTTGAGCGTTAAGGACAACGCCTATACAATCATCGGAAGGTGTGTACGTTATACTTCCATCAGGGCGAACATAAGAAATAAGGCAAGTACCGTTGCGCTGACACGGAGCGTCACTCTTCAACACCCCATACACCCGATTGTCGCTAGTCAGCCACCGTTTACCGTCGCTTGTGATATAAGCCTGCCTACATCCCTCCTGATTCACCGTAAGCGTCTTCTTAACGCCTTTGGGGGTTGTTATCTCCAACTCAAGGGTACGGTCAAGACCTTTGTTCATCACCGAGTCAAAAGAAACAGCGGCGTTGCCGGTCCCGGACCCCGGGCTGATGGTCAGAGGCTGGTCCGTTACCTCACCTACCCCGTCTTTCCAATTAATATTCAAATCATTAGCCATATATATATCGTTTTTTCGTTCTATTGCAAAGATAGTAAAATAAATAAACCCCAACCGGCTTAAGTCGATCGGGGTCTGAGTAAACGAAAAGAAACTGATTATCGTTCCATCATTCTCAATACGGTTCTGGCGGCTGCTTGCGTCCAAGTCCAGCTGTCGTTAGATGTTACGTTAACCGTCTGTTGAGTACCATTTACATCCAAGTTAATAATCTTATTGTCAAGCTCGATAGTAGAGTCTCCAGCGGCTTGAGTTACCGTCACGTTGGCTGTCTGACCACCAGCGGCGGTTACTTTCAATGTAGCCGTCAGTTCATCGATCGTGACGTTGGCCGGTACGTCCGAGATCGTGATGCTCCAAACGAACTCGCCAGCGGCTCCGGGGTCGTCGGCGATAACCGCTCCGTTAGCCGTAGTCTTTCCAGCCGCCGTGTAGTTAGCCGGGAGCTGTAACGTAAGCCCGTTCTCCTCAGCCGACGTGACCGCGAACGTAAGCTTAGTACTGTTAGACTTACCGGTGATGGTAACATTACCACCTGTCTTTTGTACGGAAGCGTTAGGGCTGTCTGATCTTACCGCCTCAGCAGCCGCTGCCTGATTAACTACCAACGCCTTCTTAGCCCCGCCGTTCGTGGTGACTGTAAGGTTGATAGTGCGTTGAAGACGACCGGTGTGTTTCTCACCGGAGAAATTAACCGCCTGATCTCCTGATCCTGATACCGGGTCGACGGTTACGAAACCAAATTTTTGTGAAGCCATAATCTATTTATTTATAAATGTCATTTTATTATGCCAAAAATAACTTGTATCATATCACAAGCCAAATATAGGGGGGGGGTAGATACGACTAGCCCTGTACAACCTCAACATACAACCCTACTAAGTCCTTTAAATTATGACTAAGAGGAGTTCCACTATCCCTTGTGCATTTATACACGTCAGCGTTCTGAATGTAATATTTATCCTTAAATATCTCCATAGGAGGGAAATAAGGGATAGGATCACCTATAGTCCCGGCATGCTCCTTGTCAACAACCTTATATAAGGAGGCCGTACTGAGTCCAGGCTCCCATTCTGACGATAACGTATGAGGCTGGATAACCTCGTAAAGGATATCCGTATCCTCCTTAACTACCCTAAGACAAAATCCGGTATCCACGGATAGCCCGAACTCCGCTCCTTCTTGTCCCCATATAGGAAATAGGACCTTAACATCCAATTTCTCGTTGGATGATAAGGATAAAGATTTGTCATTAACCAACATCCTAGAAAACTTGACAGCTACTTTTTGAGGATCGAGAGCATCCTTCTCCTTCGCCTGTTGCTGGATGTACGCCGTGGTAACACTTACCTTATCAGGATAGCCGGACTGAACATCGACAGCTCTCACCTGTTCTACGGTAGTGGCTATACTGATCTGCTTTTGCTTGTCCCCTAACGCCGTTGTCAGATCGTTATCGTACTTATCCATCATCCCGATCAAGATCTTGCCTTCCGTCATATCGAACTCCAGACCCATAATCGTTATCTTACCGACTATAGCCCCATCAGCCAAAGCGCTACGTCTGTCATATTCAGGAATATAAATATCTTGATCATCCAAGAAAAACTCATGGAGATTTTCAGTCTCATAAGATCTCAGCTCCTCATATTTAGCCGATTTCTCCTCGTTAAGAATCCTCGACTCATCTAGCCTAGCTTCAATGATCTCCTTAACCGTGGCTTTAGGATTAGCTTCCTTGAACGCCAATTGCTCCTCTCCCAGCTCTATCCATGGAATCGGATTGCCATTAATATAATCATCATAGCTATTACCCTTAGCGTAATTATCATCAAGAGGTTCGTCTAAAACCAACATATTGGGATATATTTCCCTGTTTATATATGTATATGCCATAATCTATTCTTTAATCTTGTTCTTTAACGGCGATGCTATACTTGTCTGAAGCGTAACACCAGATATTTATCTCGAAAGGCTTGTTAGCTGTAGTGGTTATAGAAGTACCACTCATGCTTACATAAGCTCCTGAATTTGGTATGGCTTGAGTAAAGGCCGCAGACGGGACACACCTGATCATCAGCTCCTCTCCTATCTGCATACCTGACGCCACGGATAGGGTGGTAGCCGCTGATAGCGTGGCCGTGATACTTCTCTTGGTGATAGGCAGGTTGGCTAATGTCGTGACCGTATTAACTCCTATAAGCCTGTTCACGGTCTTCTTATCGGCGGCCGCCATCAATCCATTAGTGGATTCGTTGGCCACGGCATATGTCGTGTTAGGAGGGGTAGCCCATGTACCATCTCCACGCATAAAATTAGAGGTGCTACCATTAAGCTGTCTCAATAAGCCATTGGCGGAAGTGGAGGCCAACTCGTACGTGGTATTGGTAGGCACGACCCATGTTCCATCGCCACGAAGAAAAGACGTCTGTTTCCCCGCTGCGGGAGCCGGGACCAATCCCGCAGCACCAGCCGCTGAAGCCGTAGCTGCCTTCATATTGGCGTAAGTGGTATTAGTGTCTTTATAATAAGGGACACCACTGACAATAGGACAGGCGGTATAGCCAGAAGCGCTGGTTACCGTACTCCCGTTCTTTACCAGACCTGTAGACCCGTTAGCTCCTACAACACCATACGTCGTATTAGTGTCTGTCCAAGGCACATTAACATACATCTTTCCGCTACTATCCAGCTCTACCGGATAATTCTTGCCATTCTCCGCATATCCGATCATTACCAGCCCAAGGGTCGATGTATTGGCCTTGGCGTATGTGGTATTAGTAGGGACAACCCACGTGCCATCACCACGTAAAAAAGAGGCTTGTTTACCCGCAGCTGGAGCGGGAACTAATCCGGATGTTCCTGCCGCCGATGACGTAGCTCCACCCATGTTATTATATGTGGCGTTTGGAGGTGTCTGCCACGTTCCATCGCCACGAAGATACTTACCTTGCGCTCCAGCGGCAGGAGCGGGAACCAAACCGGCCTTTCCCGCAGCCGAGGAGGTCGCCGCCCCCATATTGGAATATGTGGTGTTGGTGTCCGTCCACGGAACGTTCACGTACATCTTGCCGCTACCGTCAAGAATAACGGCATAGTTCTTCCCACTAGAGGTATAACCGATCTTAACCAATCCTAAAGTGTCAGCCGTGGCCTGATTATAGGTCGTATTATTATCTGTCCATGGGACATTAACAAAAGCGTTACCAGAAGCGTCAACCTGTAACTTATAGTTCTTGCCAGAAGTCGTGTATCCTACCTTTACGCCACCTAAGGTGGAGGCCGCCGCCGTAGGTGGAGCGAAGGTGCTAGGTTTGCCGGTCACTCCAGACCATGGCACAGATGACGCCGAACTTGCCGTATAAGGCTCGTAACCATCCTCGGTATTCAACTTACTATCATCCTTGACCAGATACATCTTATTCGTGGCCGTTACCTTAACCGTGTCCCCGACCTGAGCCGTGGCTGTAGTAAGTTTAAACCTTGCCGTATCATCAGCTACCACGATCAATCTCTCCAAAGCCGCCTTAGGTAACCTATCTATGCTGATGGTTCCGGACGCGATCTTAGAGGCATCAAAATTGGCCAATGTCGTGGAGATAGTAACATTACTTCCAAAGTCCGATGAGACACTACCGCTAACAGCCCCGGACAGCACTATAGTCCTAGCTGCCTGTAATTTTGTGGCGGTAGGAGCGTTATCCGTCTTAAGAGCGTATTTGGAAAGATCAATATCATTAGCCTTATCCAAAAGCTGCTCTATCTGCTTGCCACTGTATTTACCTTGAAAATCTTCCATATCATAATTATTTTTGCTCAAATATAGCTATATACATAAACACCAAGAAATCGAGGGGGGAGTAGATGCGGACAGGCATTAAAAACCACCATCCCCGTGCAGGAATCCGCTACGGAATATAATAGCCTTGTCTTTAAGTTTCTGGACAGACTCCCATTCCCATTCACCTTCACAAGGCTTAATGACATACTTATTCCCCCATGTCTTAAATTTCCTCTCTATAACGAACATCTCCGGATCATTAAGGACATGGAAGATACTTCCTACCGGGAAATACTTATCCGTCCTTAATATAACACGATGATGCTTCTCGTCATATTCAGGATCACCCACGATACGAGCCTTATAAAACTGAAAATCATTTAACGTCCGATCCACAGGTTCTATCCAATAATACCCCTTACCCATTGCTATTCACGTTTATTTATCTATATTTGCGGTGTAGTAGTAACTCATAATGTTTTAAGTGATTTTCAACCAAGGGGAAGGGTGTCCGTGAGGATATCCTTTTTTCATTCCCGCCCGCCCTACCTATGAACAAAAAGACCTACTCCTGACAAATGTAACGATAATAAGATACTTGACAAAAAAGAAACCCCATCGGTATTCTATCGCCGACAGGGTTCTCCAACGTTGTATCAAATCATATCATCTCACTCCATTTGATTGTGTCACCGACGAAGCACCGCACCGCCAGATACCTTACAAACGCCGCCCCTTCAGGGGCGTCAGGGTCTTCCAGATAAGCCAAGACAGCCTTGACTATTTTCTGGTCGCAGTCCAATACCTTAGGAAAGTAGTCGCTATAGAACATAGCGAACAGATATTGGACATCTCCCCAAGTGGCGTTATCAGGTTTCTTGGCCCCGCATTTATCGAACATCTGCTTAGCATCCTCCATCGTCCATCTTCTCTTGGATCCGTCGGCGTTAAGCATCTTATCGGCGGCCTCCCTAGCCAACTCCTTGGAAAAGTGATATCCATGGGTGTCTATATACCGCTTATAATCCGGGTCATCAGCGTCTGCTCCTCAGTAGTAACGACTTCTCCTACCTCTACGCATATAAGGTTCCGTACCATCGTACTCGTCACGGATGTCACGCTCGCCAAACCATCCCTTACGGTACATCTCATCCTCCCGCTCATGATGTCTTTGACGTTTCTCAAGCTCCCGCTCGTTACGCTCCAGTTCCCTCTCGCGTCTTTCGAGATCACGCTCACGGCGCTCAAGCTCCTCCATCATCCCGTCACGTTCCTTACCGTAATGATCATATACGCCACCATCGTAACCCATATAAGTGCCGTCGGAGCGGCGTGAGCGTCCCCTACCGCCTCTGCGGTCGTAGATCTCATCATCATATTCCTCTTGGCCGTTGCCTAAATCTATAACTCTCATCTTAACCTAATTTTTTAATTAACAACTCTTTTAACTCATCGAAAGAAGACCCCATCCTATCGACCTTCTCCTCAAGATTCTTAATCTTTCGGTCTTGATCCTTAGTCTGCTTAAAAGCCGGATTGATTTCCTCAAGGATCGAATCACAAGCCTCTAGTGTCCTCCTATGCTTATCGATACTATCGAGAATATCGGAGCTGGTTCTCTTAGCGGCGTTAAGCTGGTTCATGATCGGATCGACCGAGCAGGCCAATAGCATAGCTTCATGCTCATGGAGCGAGTTCTTTAGAATATTAAGCTATAAGTCGGATTGGAAGGGCGTGAATTTGATTCGGATAGGAAGATTCGAACCTAGCTCTAAGATGTGCGGATGTGGGTACATACATCGGGATCTTAAGTTATCGGATCGTGTTTGGACTTGTCCCGAATGTGGTGCCGTCAATGATCGTGATTTACTTGCGGCAAATAACATCAAAAAGTTTGGGTTAGAAAAGCAGAATCTTCTAACCCAATAAAATACGTCACCGGTGGTGAACCGGGTAGGGGACGTGGAGTCACCGGCGATGGCCGGGACCTTGAAGCGTCAAAAAAATGTCAACTAAGTCTGGCAAGTCACCTCTCGCATCAACTTATTTGTATTAGCAGTGTGTTCATTAACTATCTTACTGGATGAGGGATTATCCTCTACCCTTGATAGACGGTTATCGTCACTTCTTACCGTAACGTCACCTATCTTTCGTACCATACTATCCTGATATGATGATGGGTCCGAATATATAAAATTATCCACGAAGCTATATATCCCGCCATTAACCGTCTCACCCACCTTCTCATATAGACCAGATTGAAAAGACACGAAATCATCGTACCTCCCACGAGCCAAAAACAAGCCGTCCGGTCTCGCCTCGACACCGCCGTTGACCTCCCGGAGCAGACCCGGATTCCTTTGGTATAGATATCGATAAAAACCGACATCCATCATCCTGTCCTGTCTATCCAGATAGAAAAGATCCCTCATGCTGCTGTCACTAGACTCGATAGCCACGTCAAACAAGAGATCTCTTACCTGACCATTCGGCAACGACATCTCTATGTTTTTTAACGTACCTCTGTCATGGTGGTTCAAAGATACGTTATAAAATCCATTAAAATCAAGGAAACGCAAGACATTATTATATAAATCCGATTTTTTTAACCTTTCCTTGATCTGGATTTTCCTCAACGAGATACAGGATTTGATAAAATCCCGATCCTTCCCCTGTCTAGCCTCGTATCTCCTGAACTCCCGATCAATATCGACATCATCCACCTTAGAGGTAACGGGATGTTGATATATCAATCTGGCAAGGATCATACTCTCCGTATTGGAGGATGAGATGTTATCCATAACCAACTTCTTGATATTATCCTTGACCACGCCAATATCAGATCGAGAAGCCCCATGGGGAACCACGCCTGTAGGTAAGTACGAGGGCTGGGCTATCCCGATATCAGCCAGCACCTCATAGGCCTGATCGGTGTCGGTTATCGGGGTCGTGTTATGGTATATATTTCTACCTACATACAACATGTTCCTGTCATACATATCGGAAGGAGATGTTTTCCCGGACCTTACATACACCATCCTATCCCCGGTAAAGTAAGTATCCTGAACCTCATATATCGGATTCCCTTTCCCTGTTATCCTATCAAGATCGGAGATAAAGCTATCGTATACCGAATTGCCGGCCTGTATGGAAGATAACATGACATCCAGCGACGCCATGAGATCACGGATATCCTCAGGTCTGGATATAACCATCTCATCGCTGATCGCCTCGCTTATATCCACACCCATGTCGGCAAGATCCATGGCTATGTCATGCAGACGTCCGGCAACGTCCTTGATGTCCTTAAAATCATCCATATCGATTATCTCCCCAACCTTATCCCTTAGACCTTTCATGTCCTTAGGCATACTGATATACGGTATGGTGCTATTGGAATATGAGTCGGTAATCGTATTCCCATCCTGATCCCTGACCTCCATACGGGTCATATTACGATATGTGTCATACATCCGATCGGCGTAATCCTGATCCTCCTGATACCGGAGCGCCAAGGAAGGGTATGGGACTGAGGCGAAAGCCTGATCGAACTCCCGGCGGTCACTGATACCGCCTACCGCCCTCATGATCGTATCCCTTACCTCCATTGGATTCAAGACTCTTCTCTTTCCCAATGAATCATACACATCCTCATATATCATATAATCATCACCAAGGCCTGATTCGGAGGACAAGAAATATGTATCCTTCTCATTAAGATCCCCCTCAGACATAAAATCGACAATCCTCCTCATCATATCCCTTACCCGCTCATACGCCGATCGGTTGGTCATGATATTATCAATCTCATCAGCATCATACATCCCCGATCGCTCAAGATTGTACCTATTGAGGAATATATCACCGCCGGAAAGGAAGTTAGATACGATCATATCATTAAGATCATTGATATTATCAACGCCCAAGGAAGTAAGGGTGTTGTTGATATCCTTAACCTCATCGGCCATGAAATTGCCAGCGAAATAGTTCTTCCGCTTGATAAAGGACATGACATCATCATACCTAGGTTCCCCGTTACTATCTAGGTCATATTCCGATGGCATGGACATCCAATCGCCAAAGAAAGACACGAAGTCGGGGGAGTAGGCCGTACCCCAGACCGATAAGGCCTGCTTCTGGTCGCCCAGCACCTCCATCGCCCTTTGGTATAATCCGGATGGTTGGTCGTTCGGGGCAAGGACATTATCTACCCCACCCTCCTTATTTTTTATAACATAACAAGATCTACCCATAGCTAAATCGTTTTGTTACAAAGATATGAAAATCCCGCCTACTCTCACGAGCGGACGGGAGCCAAATAACAATAATAACAAACCTTATGTTTACTCTGAAAAAGTACAAATCATTTTGCCGATCCTCACGGACAGGCAAAAACTCAATCCTAAATAACAAAAATGAACTTCATTATTCATCAAATATCATATATATTGTCAATATATTTAGCATTTGATTCTATAATTCTAAAATTATATTTGCTTAGGTTATTATATACTATTTTACACC